CTGTTGCTGCCAGGGTGCCGCCGCCAAGGGCAACATAGTCGGTAGCGGGGAATGTGCTGCCTGGATCAAACGGGGTTGATGTGCTGACACCTGAAAATGAGGCGTAAGAATAGCAAAGGCTTGGATATGTGCCGCCTGCGCCGCCTATCGTGATGGTGGCAGCGGACACTGCCGTTGGTGCTATCGCATACCAGATGTCTATGACGCCATGGCTTCCCGCCGTTGGATATCCGACCGGGAAAGAGACGTATTTTATCCACGTCAACCCGCCGCCCGATACCGTTGTATTTGGCGTCGACGGCTGCGAATATTCGCAGCATGAAATAGCGAGAATGATGATTTCATTCGCGCCCGTCGTCGTCACCGCCAGCGTTCCGGTGGCGGTAGTTACGGAGCCGGAGCCGGATTGATCTAAGGTCGGGACCGCCATAACGGCTTACGGCAGTTCTTCGAGCGTCACTGTGCCAGAGGCGGTGATTACCGTGCCCGGCGCGAGATCGAGCGACACCACCAGCGCGCCGGAGAGTGCCGATACGGGTGGCCGGTTGACGTTCGGGGGCACCCACAGCGCGCCGTTGATGAGATTCCACTGGTCGGACCATAGGTTGATCGCTGTGCCGGAGGTCGATGCCTGGGTCGTGTCGTTGGTGCGGGCGGTGCAGGTTGCAGCGGCATCGCCGGGGTTGAGGGGCGATATCACACCGACAGAGCCGCCAGAACCCGCCGTGACGGTCGCGGGCAGATACCGCAAGCGCCACCGCAGCGAGCCGATCGTGGTCTGCGTCACCTGGGAAAATTCGATGGATTGGATGGCGACGATCTTGCTCGCGCCAGCGTAGATGGCGATGAGATCCTGCACGGCAGAGATCGAAACCCCGGAGAACCCAACGCTGTAAAGCCGGCCCGAAGCAGCCATTTTAGCCTCCTATGCCAAGCGTTGCCCGGCGAATGTCCAGTTCAAACTGGCGAGTGTGGCGTCGGCGGACGCCGGTGGATTGACGGCGAGGATATCACCGATCAGCACGGTTGTGCGCGTGGTGAATGTGAAGGTGCCGGTTGTGGCCGCGCCGGCGATGTTCAGCGTGCCGATCGTGCTGCCGTTGCGCTGCAGGTTCATCGACACCGCGCCGGTTGGAGCCGTCGCGCACGCCAGCCTAGACCCGAACAGTCCGACCGGCAGCACGAACGGTCTATCTGCGATGAACCGCCAGAGCGCATAGGTCGGCGCACCGATCAGGCCCGGCACATAGACCGCCATGTCGTAGGATGGGAACAGCGGTGCGGCCGGCTTCCATGTCGCGGAGATCACGCGCTGCAGGTCGGCAATCTGGCGCTGCAGGTCGGCTACAACCAGCTGCGGGATCGCCGCCGCTGCAACCGCCTTCTGCAGATCGGCAAACGGTCTGGTGAGGTCGGGGGTGGCTGCTGGCGAGGGGGCTGATGCGATGATGGCTTGCAGCGCGTCAACGGCTGCCTGGGTTTGGGGAAGTGTTGTCGCCGCGTTGCCGCTGCCGGTCGCCACATACAGATTGGAGAGGAAGCGGAACCACACGGTATCGACCTTGTGCCCGGCCTGGGTCAGCGGATGGCCGGCGTTCGGAACCGAATAGTTCTGCTGCTGGGTCTGGCTCATACGTTGAACTCGGCCCGGATGATCGCCACCTTGAACGGGTCAGTGCAGGATAGCTCGAAGATCCGATCCAATCCGGTGCCACGCCGGGTCGAGCCGAGGCGCTTGAACATGACCCGCTGGGAGGTTGCCCCCACCGGGCCGGCGGCGCGGATCATCGTGTTGGACCAGTTGTGGCCGCCGTCGTCGCTCCACCGCAGCATCAGTTGCGGCGCGGTGCCATCGGGCACGTCGATGCCAGTCTCGATGTCCACCACAAGATTGTCGAACCGCTGCGGCTGCATGGTCGCCTGCTGCGTTGCGCGCCATGTGCGCAGCCACTTCCGCTGCGCACCATTGTCCGTCTGCTCATCAAGATTGAAAGCGTAGATGTTCCCGTTCTGGAAATCTCCGACCATGTTGCTGCTGGGCGGTGCGGTCGCTGTCGCACCTGGGGGATTCACCGGGGCAAATGTCAGCGGGCCGTTCGCCTCGGTGAAAGGGCCGCCGGAGCCATTGTTCGCCGCGAACGTGTCCGCGGTTGCAGGCATACCGCCGCCAGTCACGGTCAGGAACACGGCCGGCGACACGCCCAACGCGCCAGAGCCGTCAGCACCAAGGTTCGGCGCTTGCGCGGCGCTGGTGATGAACAGCCGGCGATTGGCGGTCAGGCTGAGATCAACGAATCCGCTGGTAGCTGCGAAGAACAGATCGGCAACGCCGGCGAATAGCAGCGCCGGGATCACCAGAGTCCACGCCGTTGTCGTCGCAGTGAACCCGCTCACGCCGATGCTGTTGACCGCCTCCACCTGAAAATCATATTCAGTGGCCGAGGTCAGGCCGGTGACGGTCTGATTGATCGCGGTGATTCCGGTGATTTGTGTCCACGGGGTAGTGCCGGTCTGACGGTATTGAAGCGTGTAGGATGCTGGTGTTCCGCCGGTGCTGGGGATCGTCCAGCCAACCTTTATCGTCGTGGTTGTCTCCGCAATTGCCACCAGGGATTGCGGAACGCCCGGCGCGGTGATCGCGCCCAAAGCAAAGACGATCAGACCGGAGTATGCGGTTTCACCCGGGGAAACGAGGCCAACGATCGTGCCACTCTGCTGCGACGAATATGCGGGGGATGCCACAATCTGCGACAAGCTACTCAATACTGTGGTCAGCGTTTGAGAAACAACAGTCGTCGTTCCGGCGGGCGAAATATCCGTCGAAAGAGCCGACGGTTGGTCGAACCCACCGAACACTCCGATCAGCACACCAGCCGCACCCGTAGTCGATACCGCCACATTCAGCGCAGATAGGCCTGTGACAGTCGCGGTTGCTGGAAGGCTGGCATTTGAGTCAAAGGGTGCGTCCGGCAAAATTCCTGCATAGGAGGCGTAGGAATAGATCAGGCTTGGGTATCCGTGCGTGCCACCAGGGACCGTGATGGTGATCGCGGCGCCGGAGACCGGCGTGGTCGCTATGGCATACCAAACGTCAACGACCCCGAGGCTGCCTGGAAACCCCGTGTAATTTATTGGAAGGCTTACATACTTCGTCCAAGCCAATTCCCCGCCCGATACCGAGGAATCTTGCGCAACGCCGTTCCAATATGGCGTCGATGTGACCGCCAGGATGATAATCTCGTTGTCGGCCGTCGTGGTGACGTCGAGCGTGCCGGTGGTTGCGGCGACGCCGCCAGATCCGGTTTGGTCAAGGGTGATTGCCATCAGGCTGCGCTCGCTGGGGTCAGGTGCCAGGGTTGGCTCGCCGCGGCTGCGATCGGGTTGGTGGAGGTCCAGACTTCGGTGGCCGGGGCCAACGCAACGTCACCATCGCCTGCATTCACGTAGACCTGAAGGATCTGCGCTGACGTGTCGATCGAGATTGCCAACCAAACCCATTCCGACCAGCCTGTGAAGTCATAGGTTGCCTGGACGATCGCCGCGGCGCTGGCGTCGTAGGCGTTCACCACAATCTGCGGCGTGTTGGTCGCGTCGTTGTAGATCTGGACCTGCAGGCCACCATTGGCCGGGCCGGCATCGGCGGTCTGGTTGGAGAAGATCAGTCCGCCAAGGCCATCGGAATCTGGCATGTAGAGCCAAGCGGAGAACAGCGCCGTGCTGAAGCTGGCAGGCAATCCAGTCAGGCCGCTCGCCGTCGCCAAGGACTGACCGGCACTCCCGTTAAGCTCGACTCCTTTGGGGAGGTATGTCGATCCCTCTGCCTGGAACGTCGTGTAGCAGTTGCCGATGTGCCGCGAAAACACGCCATTCGAATACGATGCGCGCTGATGCCAGCACGGATAACCCATTTTGGCCGTCGATGTAAGATCAAGAACCCATGTCGCATTTGCTGTTGGGAACGTGAGAACATAAAAGACATGCCCTTCCTGCTGGTATGAATATCCAATCGCGTCATCGACCACTGCATATTTGGTCATTTCCGCTTCAAGCGCGTGCGTCGAGCGCCGAGTGGGGTTGTATCCTTCCGTCTGCGCCACGAAGCGAGTGCCCTGGTCATTCTGGCCAAGCCAGAGAAGCGTCTGTCCCGTCACGGCCACCGATGCCGCGCTGGCGATCCCCGTTTCTATGAACACGCCAGTCGCACGCTGGAAGGTGAAGCCCGCCACGCCGGCGTTCACCCATATCTCGATGTGGCCTTCCTTCATCAGCCAAAGCTCGCGGGAAAGCTCCGCAATCGCCACCAGATTGTCCGGAGTCGCGTCGGCCTTGGAGAAATTCAACGCCTGCCAGTTCGAGAGATCGTCCAGATCGGACTGATACCAGATGTCGGTGCCGCCCTCTCCCACCAAGCCAAATCCATCTTGGAAGGCTGCAGATTGTGGGTTGCTGAAGGGCAGGTCGATCTCGGCCATCAGTGCGGACGCGCCGAACGTCGGAGCCGTGATGGTGAGGCCGGCACCGCTGCCCGATGTGCTGTTTTGCGTGAAGGATGTCGGTGAGCCGATGAACAGGCCCGGCTGCGTCACGCTGAAGGATTTTGCCACGCCAACATAGGTCGCCGTCGTCGTCACACCGTTGACCGTGGCGGAATAGTTGATGGTCGCCACGGACGTGATCGTGATGATCGCCGTTGCCGCCTGTCCGCCGCCGATCTGGTTGAGCGTGACGGTATCGCCAACCGCGTATAGCGAGCCGCCAGGGTAGGGCGGGGCCGTCGCTGTGGCGATGGTGCCGCCGGTCAGCGGATAGCCACCATTGAGCACCAGGGCGCCCGTGGTGAGATACCCGGCATAGCCGTCGAACACCGCCATCTGGTTGCCGTTGTCGATCATCGAAACCGGGCCGCTCAAGGTGCTGAGAAGGCCGAGGAAGGTGCAGCCCAGCGTCGGGGTGATCTGCCAAAGCTGCGGGCCGGACACCGCATACATGTTGCCGCCCATCACATGCAGCCCGCGGATCGGGCCGGGGCCAACCGTCACCACGCGATCAAGGCCCGGCGCCATCTGCAGGTAGCCCGGCGACTTCCCGTCCTTCGACTCGATCACTTCAAGGAAAAGGTTGATCTCCTGCGCATCTTCCACATTGGTCGAGCGAGATACGCCGAACGCGCCGAGGATGGGGGATTCGGGCATTACGCCGGCTACCGCCTGTAGCCATCGACGTAAATATTGTAGATTCCCGGCGCCCTGGCCAGGATCTCCGGGTCATACCGCGCTGTGTTTTGGCGGATGTTGGCGCGCTTGATCGTCGCCTTGCTGTTCACCGCGTTCTGCATCACCAGCGGGTCAATCTGCGACGCCTTGAAGTAGGGCTTCAGCGACACGGCGAGGTTGCTGGTGACCGCCAGTTTGTAGCCGGGCGGCAGGGTCAGGGGCGTCGTCAGCGAGGCGAAGTCGGACACCTGCAGGTAGGAATCGAAATAGGCCGTGTAGCCGATATTTGGGATGGGATCGAAGTTGAGAATCCCCAACGGGAACTGCGGATCGTAGAACACCACATCGGGGAAGTTGCTGTTGGTGTTGCGCGAGCCGCGGCTGTTCCACGCCTCGCGGGTGATGACATCCACCCCATATTGGTTCCCGTTGCTGTCCAGAATGTAGCAGGAACCAGGGCTGGAAATGAGCGAGATCGGGCGGGTGCCATTGACGGCCCCGCCCGGCCCGATGGTGTAGGAGAACAGGCCCGGGGTGAACACCAGGGATTGCTCAAGGATGGCGAAGCAGGTCAGCGACTCGTTCGACCAAGAGTCCAGCATGTCGTTCATCACCGAGAGGCCGCGCGCTGCGTCCGCGGCGGTGATCGGCTCGCCGGGGGCGTATTCCCCCAGCATTTCGAGCGCATCTTGGATCAGGTCGAGCGCGGTCGCCATGGCGTCAGAACTCCGTGTCGATCGGCGGTGCGGCAGCGGCAGCGGCCTCTGCCTTGGCCGTGGCCTGGATCAGCTTTTCAAGGCTCCACCGGCGATCAACCGTCACGCCAAGCGCCAGCGCGCGTTCCTCGTAGGATTGGAATAGCGCGTCAACCGAGGTCGGCAGATTCTCGGCGGCGATCACCGCCGGCGGCGCGGACTTCATCGAGAAGACCATATCGCCCACGGTCTTTGCGAGGCCTGCCACCACGGCCTGCATCGCGGCCATGTTCCTCGCCATCGCGTCCAACTGCACGTTCGTCTCGCCGGGCTTGTTGGCCTCGATCTCTGCCAGTCGGCGGGCCTCGGCGCGCGCGCGGGCAAGTTCCTTGGCGTTCTTCTCGATCGCCGCGCGTTCCTCGTCCGCGTTGTGCACCATGATCTCGCCGCAGAACTTCGGAAATTCCTGATGCCCGTTGGCGCGGGCCGGGTCCGGCGCGGCGTGGGCCTGGACGAAAGCGGCGGGGTTGCTCTTGCCGCCCGGCACGTAGCCCTGGGCGGCATGATAGTCGTGCTGCTGCTCGTTCTGCACCGTCACCGGCGGGAACTGCATGGCATGGCCCACAGTGCCAGGGGTGCCTTTGCGATCGTCGGCGGATGTGCCGAGGGTTGCCGGCTGGAAGTTCGGGTGCACCATCATCATCGGATAGTGCTGAAATTTCTGCTCGCTCATGCCACGGCACTCGGCATCGGGCGCGTCATCAGGCGGTGCAGGGCGTCTTTGAAGTAGCCGCGGCCGTATGGCGTCCAGAGGGCAATCGGCATGTCACGCGAGGTCAGCGAAGTGCTGCACAGCAAGGCGTTGCAATAGGTCGGATTCATGGGTTGCTCCTTCGTTTGAAAGGGTGCCCCGATCCAGTGCGGGATCGCTCGGGGCCAACGACCAAAACGCGGGGAGTAGCCGCCCCGCACCGGATTGGGTTAGCTGATGAGGCCCAGCGAGATCAAGGCGGCCAACAGCACGTCGGCAACATTGGACTGGTTGCTCACCGGCACGCTCAGTTCGGCGCCGCTGCCCGCAGCGAAGTTCACCACAGCATACGTCTCGGCGAACGGCGTGATCGCCGCTGCCGTGTTGTTCTGGTAGGTGATCGCCAGGGTGTTCGCCGCAGAAACCCGAACGCCGACGATCGCCAGACCGGCCTGCGAGCTTGGCTTGGAGATCGCCACGGGGGTTGCCGATACCAGACCCGTCACGGTGAAGGTCTGCTCGGCCGTCGTGTTGGCGGCCACCGATGCGGGCGCGAGGGCGGCGCTGTAGGCGGCGGCGGGCGCGGTTGGAGTGCCGCGGAACACCGACACCGAATACAGTTCGTTCGCGGTCGGCGTGATGCTGGATACGGTGGGATTGACGAAAGTGATCCCCACATGCCCGGCACTGGACACGCGATACCCGGCGATCCCAAGGCCCGCCTGCTCGGTCGGCTTCGACACACCCATGATGATGTCGGTTGCCAGCAGGCCGGGCACGGCGACGATCTGCTCGGCCGTGGTGATCGTGGCAACGCCAACCAGCGTGCCGACGTTGACGGTGAAGACCATCACGTTGTTGGCAGCGCCGAGGCCCGCGATATCGGCAAACAGATACGTCTCAGCGGCGGTCGGCGTGATGGCCGTTGCCGTGTCGTTGAAGAACGTGATGCCGACCTGGGTTGGCGAGATCACACGCACGCCGCCGATGCCCAAGCCGGCCTGCGCAGTCGGCTTGTTGACCGCCAGCACGGAACCCACCGCCACGTCGCCCAAGGGGACGGTGAAGGTCTGCTCGGCGCTGGTATTGGCGGCGATGGCCGCCGGCGACAGCACGGCGGTGAAGGTCAGGGAATCGCCGGAGACAAGCTCGGTGACTTCGTAGGTTTCCGAAGCGGTCGGCGTGATCGAGCCGCTGGTGTCGTTGCTGAACGTGATGGCCAGGGTATTCGCGGCGGACACGCGAACGCCGGCGATGCCAAGGCCAGCCTGGGCGGTCGGCTTGTTCACCACAGCAAGCGAGGTCGTGCCGACAAGGCCGGTGACGGTGAACGTCTGTTCAGCGGTCGTATTGGCAGCAACGGCGCTGGGCGAAAGCACCGGCAGGTAGGTGTTCAGCGTGCCGACGCCGCCGGTGCTGGCAAGGCCCGTGGGCTGAACGGCAGGCGTTGCGCCGAAGAACCCCAATTCCGCTGGGTTGCCGGAGGAATCCAGCGCCGGGTTGACGATGACGCCGGTGGTGCTGCCGTTGGCAAGCTGCTGAATCTGATTCGAGATCGAAGCGGGAAGCGTGGAGGCATAAACGCGGGGCATGGGATGTTCCTCAGTTCACAGGGAGATTTGGGATTCGGAAACCGTTTCTTCGCGGTGCGCACCCACCCGATCGTTCTGCCGATCTTCCCTGGTGAACGGCGAACCGTGCACCAGCTTGACGACCTTCACAAATCGAGGGTTGCGCCATTGCTTTTCCTGTCCGTCGATGATGTAGCGATTGATCTTCTCCATCAGCGGCTCAAGGAATTTCTTCAACATGCGCGGCCCGATCGGAATCTCTTGCTTACCCAGCTTGGGGTGATTGTCATCCACCCAAATCTGGTAAAGCTGCTGGTCCTGGGGATCGGGCTGCGACATGTCTATCTCCGTCAGTTTGTGAGGCGAACGCCAAGCTCGGGGTAGAACGTCGCCGTGCCGTAGAGCAAGTCAATACGGCAAGGAAGCACGTCGTTGTTGATATCGTATTGGCGAACGATGCGCAGGGACATGCCCTTCCACATCTGCCGTGCAGCAAAGTCCACACCCTGCGGCAGTTCCATCGGCACCATCACCAGTCCGAAGCAATCGCGCACGAAGGCGATGTTCTGGGCGTAGCTGGTGCCGGCCGCGCCTCGGACGGTGATAGCCGCGCCGTTCGCCGGGGATGCGGAAACGGTCTGATAGGCGCCTGTGACGGTGATCGCCGGGGAGATCCCGATGGTCGAGTTGCCGGAGCCGTCGCTGGAAGCCTGGGCCGTCACGGTGAAGTTCTGCAGCGAGCCGGTGCTGGTCAGGTTCATCGGATTGACGGCGTAGACGCCCTGGACCGTGAAGACGTCACCCACGTTCAGCAGCGCGGCGATGCCAGTCACCCAACCATTCGTCACCAGGGTGGAGCCGGTCTGGCCCGCACCATTGACGGAGCCAACGCCGGTGGTCAGGCCGGTGACGGATGAGAACGTGCCGCCGTAGTTGCCTGTGGTCTGGCTCTGGATGTTCTGGTCCAGATAGATCTCGAAGTTGGCCAGGGCCGCCAGGAAGCCCTTGAAGGCCGGCTCGGCAACGCTCTTGACGTAGACGCCGCTGGACAGCGCCGTCGCCAGCGCCCAATTCGCGGCCGGGTTCAGGATCAGCACGCGGCCATCCTGCGGCACGGCGCCTTCGTCCATGCGCTGCCCGACCTGGGCGAGAAACGAGAAGGCGTTCGGCGTCACGCCGGGGGTGCCGACTTGATTGTAGACCTGCTGGAAATTGGTCAGCACGTCGAAGTCCACCTGATTGGCGAGCTTGGCGGCGGCCGGCTTCAGATAGCGGTCGGAAAATTCCTCGATCACCAGCGTGAGGTCGCTGGTCGAGAACTGGAAATCGACGTGCTTCTGATTGGAGATCGTGATGGCGGTCGAAGGCTCGGTCACATTCTGGATGGACAGGCCGGGACCGCTGGTGACGGTGAACTTGTTCGGCTTGCGAACGGTGATCGTGTTGCCGATCTTGTTGAACTGGTTTTCGAACTGGCGGTTGACCTTACCGGCGGCCACCAAGTTGTTCTCAAGGATCGCCAGGGTTTCTTTGGCGATGATGCTGGGGGTGAGAAGGCTGTTGGTCGACATGGTGCGCTCTCCTGCGAGGCAGAGCGCGCTACGCGCCGGCCCGCTACGTTGGGGTTTTCATCGAATTGTTCCTTTGGATGCCCAGCAATGGCCTGCTGGTTGGCTGGTAGGCACGCACCCGGATTGTCCCCCGGTGGGCGGGTCGCCGGGCTTATGCCCGGCTTCCCCACATTGGCGTGCGTCCGTTGGTCGCTTGATTCCGAACGCGGTTGGCGACTTCCTCCATGCTTTCTTCCCGGTTCGCATTTGAAGCTGGCTCGCGGGATGCCTGCAGCGGAGTAATTGGTGCTGGTGCATTTGATACTCGCACCGGCGGCGTGCTGGCAAGTTTCGCTGATAACATGCCGACTTCGAACACTTGCAGCGCCGGCGATAGCTTTGATATCCGCGCCGCTTCTGCCGGATTCTTGCCAAGGTGGTAGGCGATGTCCGGCCCGTTCGCTGCTACAATCATGGCGTGCGCGGTGGGGTAGTCGATCGGCAGATCGTCGGCCTCGGTCACGGCTTCGAAGTCCGGGTATTTCACCATGGCTTCAGCCTTCTTGGCCTCGTATGTGGTCTTCATCGACTCAAGCTGCGCAGCCTGGGATGCCTCGCGCGCTTCGTTCAAGGCGGCTTCACGCGCCTCGGCAGCCTTGCGCTCGCCATCGGCCGTGGCCTTCGTTGCTGCGGCGGCGGCAGCATCGGTCGCCCATGTGTCGAGCGCGGCATCGTAGGCGTCGGGGTCGTTGAAGTCGGCGCGCTTCGGCCGCGGCGCGGCGATCGGCTCGGGGGCGGGTTTGGGAGCGAACGCCTTCAGCGCCTCCAATGCTTCATCCAGCCGCTTCTGTGATGCTGCGGCGGTGGCAAGCGCAGTCTCGCGGGCCGTGTCCGCCTCGCGGCGCTTGTTCCGCTCCTTGGTGATCTCGGCCTTCATCCAAGGCGGCGTCTTGTCGTCTTTCAGGATCTTGTCGTCGGCGTTCTCGTCCACCGGCGGCTCGCCCGGCTTCGGTGCCTCGGTCGGCGCCGGTGCTTCGGCGGGCTTCGGCGCTTCAATCTGGTCGGCGCCGCTGCGGGCGCGCACCAGGGCGGCTTGATCCGTCGCGCTCATCTCGCCAACGCTGCCGGCGGCGCGGTCGGCCGGGTCGTTGGAGGCGTTCACCGGCGGCGCGGCCGGCATGGACGAAAGCGGATCGCTCCCGGTGGCGTTCAGTGCTGGGCCTGTGGTTGGGTCTGACATGGCTGACTCCTATCTCGGCGGCATCGGTGCTTGAGGCGGTGCCGCTGATGGCATCCCGGCGGACGGTGCCGGTCCCGTAGGCATACCCTGCTGCTGCGTTGGCGGCGGCAGTATTTGTGACGACTGGTGCAGCGCGTTCAACGCCTGCCCTGCCGCATCTTCGACTTTTCCGCTGGAAAGCTGCTTCACCAACCCCGTCACGTTCTGGCCAAGCTCTTGAAGTTGTGCGCCGACATGCGCGTTGAAGGAAGCCTCGGCCTTCTGCACCACGCCCAGCACCTTCGCCTCGAAGTCCAGATGGATCTTTTCGAGACTGACGGCGCGGTCGCCTTCCTTGTCCTTCAGCGCCATCGCGGCCTGCTGCAGCTTCATGGTCAGGTCTTTGATCTGCATGTCCATCGATTGCAGCAACGCCTGGGTTTGAGGCGTGATGTCCTTCATGTCCGGGGTCAGCAGGTGCGGCGGAATCGTCTTCGCCAAGCGCGATGCGATCTGCTCGGCTTCCGGCCAATCCTGATTCTTCGCAATGAGGTCGGCAACCACGGCTGCGGTCTGCGGCAGCGCGCGGACGAACGCCATCATGCTCTCGGCGGCCTCGATGCGCTTGGTGGCGAAGCTCGGCCCGATCGTCACGGTCACGCCGTATTTGCCCATCGTCGGGTTGAAAATCTTCTGCATCTTGCCGGTCTGCGGGTGCGGCTGCTGGTCGTATGCCTTCTGCGCGTGCGGGTCGAGTATGACCTGTTCCTCGCCGCCGTCCTCCCGCAAGATCGTCATCATCCGCTTGGTGTCGATCACCTTGGGAATCAGGTCGATGAAAATGTCGCCCTGGTGCTTCAGGCTGCGGCACAGGTTGTCCATGTAGTGAAAGCTGCCCATGTCGCTCGTCTGGCGAAGCTCTCGCAGCGCACGGCCGCTCTCGTCCGTCACGCGCTCCTGCTTGGTGCTGTCGAACCTGATGCCCGTGGTGGCCATCATGTCCTGCGCGGCGCTCTGCTTCAGGCTCTCCCACCCGGCGGCCGGCATCGACGGGGGTTGGCGCTGCGGCGGCGGCAATGGTTGGCCATTCAGGGACCGCGGCTGGTATTCGAGATAGGGAAACGACTTGGTGTTGGCGGACAGCCACTTGTCCTCATGGCCCTCGAACTGGCCCTCGGCGCCCACGAACGGGGCTTTCGGCGCCAGGGCAATCGTCTCCATCTCCATCGTCGACGAATAGTTGTATGACCGCTGGGCGTCCTTGGCGTTGCGGATGATGCCGGACAGCTTCAGCTTTCCCTCGATGTCGATCTCGTTGCCGACAACGCGGATGATCGGTATCCACTTCCCGGCCCACTCGCGGCGCTCAAGGATCTCAACGGCGGTCAGCTTATACCACATGACGGTCGGGACATCGGCCTCGCGCTCGGCCAGGATTTCCAGCTTGCCGGATGCAATCGCGGCCTTCACGTCGTCGGATAGATCATCCTTCCATCCGACATGCCCATTGGATAGCTGAACGAGATCCTTGATCTTGTAAGTAATAACGAAGTATTCAGCAACACGAACACTCTTTTCGTCAATCCAGTTCTTGTATGTATCGCCGGCCGCGCTCTCGGTCCATGACATCGGATCAGCATCGGGATAGACATCTTCGAACTCGGCGCGCGGAATCAACTCGGTGATGAACGCATACCGCTTGTCGGACGTGTCCGGTTCTTGGCTGGTGGGGTCCGTGTAGACCGAGAACGTGTTGCGGATGCGCTTTATCAGCAGGGTTTGATCCATCGATTCCGGCGATTCGTATTCCGTCACCACCCGCCAAAAGCCCCAGCCGATCGAGGCCGCGCTGTCGAACGCGGTGTCATAGGCGACGTCGGCGTGGCTCTGGCGCTCGAAGAACCGGATCAGGCCGCGATACATCTTCGCAACCTCGGGGTCCGACTTGTCACCCACCGGGGACACGTTGATCGTCGGCCGGTTGTTCCGCTGCTCGTTCACCACCTGATTGACGAAGGTGGGGATCTTGTTGATCGTCATGCAGGGCCGCATGTCGTTGTTGCGCTGCGCGGCGATCGACGCCGGCCACTGGTCGCCGGCCTTGAACTTCAGGTCTTCCAGCCCGGCGACGCGATTGTCGCTCTCGGCCGAGGCGCATGTGTCGAAGTGCTTGCGGGCTTTTGCCAGGATTTTCTGGTCCTCAGCGTCGTCCTCGTCGGTGCCGAGCATCAGATCCTTGGCGTCGTCCTTGCTGCCCTTGCCGCCCTTGTCCTTCACCATGACGGGGATGCGGTTCATGCCGGCCGTCACCTTGGGCATCCCGATCTTGCCGTTGTCCTTCGGGCGGCGGGGATCTTGAACCATTGATCAATTTGTCCTTTGAATCACGATGCCCGCTCAAGCTCGCGGGCGGACTCGGCAACCATGTTATCCCACACGTCGGGGTCGACCTTCACTTCGCCCGGTTCGCCGCCGGCGTCCAGTGCGTCCGCCAGGGCGTCCAGCGCCGCGTTGCGCTTCGCCCGGTAGCTGCGCCGCGGGCCATCGTCAACAATGAGCATGAACAGTTCGTGCCCATGCTCATTGCCGACGGAGATCCGCACCACATCGCAATCGTGGAATGGGCTGTAGCTTCGCAGGGCTTGGTAGCCGCTCATTTGCCGTCTGAGAAGTCGCTGCCAAGCAGAAGGGCGAGGCCGGCCTTCACGCATGGCTTGGTCCAGATATCCATCTTCATCGTGATAAAGCGGCCAAGGCGAGGGGAAACCAAGACGATCATCTCGTCGCCTTCGAAAACACCCCGGCGCACATCAATCGTGCGTGGCACGGTCAAAAATGCGTCGGGGGTATCCACTGCCGAAGCCAGGGGCAGGTCAGAAGGGAGCATCAGGATTTGCCCCACTGCCCCGGTGCCCGGGTGTTGTTCGTCTCGGGGATCGGCTTGTTGATCCCGTCCGTCGCGCCCGGCTTCATCGTCGGCTTGCCGCTGGACGCTGGCGAACTTTTCTCAATGGGGGGAACGGCCGGCCGGCGAAACACCGTCTCGCCGTAATCCGGCCCCTTGCCATTGTTGGGGTGCGGGCTGTTTTTCATGTCGCCCATGTCACTTCCCTTTCTTGGGCTTGTGGACGTGCGGCATTGCCTTCGCCTCCTTGCCGGCCTTCGCCCCGGCCATGCCCTTCATCGGCGGCATCGGCTTCATGGCGTTGGTGGGCTTGCTGTTCTTCGCAACCATGGTCATTTTCCTTTGGGCTTAGGGCGGGATTTCCCCGCAGTGTGGAGCGCGATCGCAACGGCCTGTTTCTGCGGTTTGCCGGCCGCCATCTCCGTCTTCACGTTGGCGGAAATTACCTTGCTCGATGAACCTTTCTTCAGCGGCATGTCAAGAATCTCCCGCACACGGGACAACCTTGCGGACTTCCGTGAGCATTGGCTTGGACAGCCAGGACATCGGGTCCGGCCCTCCCTGCCTCGGGGCGTCCTTGGCAAGCAACGCCAGTTCAACGCTGTCGCACACCGCCATCATCGCATAGACGGTCGGCTGGTCGGCTTCAGGGATGCGTTTCAGAAATTCCATGCGTGGTGTCATCGCCCTCTCCTATGCCGCAGGATTATCCTTCAGGAACTCATTGATCTGATCCGCAACTGCCTTTGGCACGCCGGCGTCTTGGTCAAAATAAATATCGAATCCCTCGCATGTGCCGAGAAATCCCGGGATGTCATCCTTGGCGCTTGGGATATGGTCATTGCCGTGCGTGGCGGTCCAAGCGGCTGCGAATGGCCACGCTTCAACCGGCATCAAGTGTAGTTCCTCCGGCTTTTTCTGATTGGCCGATTTAATCCCGTGGCGTTTGCAAAAGTCTTCCGCTTCTTGAGTCAGTTTATTTTCGGACATGATTACCTCCTATGTTCCCAGCCATCCAAGCTGCCCGCCCGTCGGCCCACCGGAACGGGAATTTTCCTTGAAGCGCGTCCGCCGCTGCCGCACCGGCTCGGCAAAGGTCAGCGCAACGGAGTCCCACTCGTCAGGGGACCGGATGCCGCGCGCCACCATCTTCTCTTTCGGCTCAAGCAAAAGCTGCTGCGCCATGTTGTAGGTGTAGCTCGGCCCGCACGCATCGGACTGCAGGCTGTCGAGGTCGGGAATGTCGGCGCCGCCAACCTGTGTCAGCCAGTCCCGTGAGCGGGACCACATCTCGGCCCGCCGGTTGGCAGCGCCCGGCACCTTCGTTCCGTCCTGCAGGATCACCACCGGGTCTTGCGGGCTGCCGCCGAAGTTCACGCCCACCACCACGCTGCAATACGGCTCGCCCCAGGACTGCAGAATGTCGAACGTCCCAGCGCCAACGCCGCCGAGGTCGATGAACACCCGATCGGGATCGTCCGCGTCGATCACCTGCCTGAGCCAGTTGGCGCCCTCAATCGTCCCCACCTTCAGCTTGCTCTCAACCTTCTCAACCTTGCGGCCACGCCGCCACGCCAGGGAAAACCGATCCTTGCCCATGCGCGCTGGATCCGCGCCGATCACCAGGGGGCCAATCCCCTCGCATGTCGCCTTGCGCGCCCACACCACGCTCTCTGGCGTGATGAAACTCTCGTGCCCGGAAAACTGGAACATCTCTTGCGCCGTCGCCGGGTATTCCTGCCGAAACAAATTCGGGTCTTTCAACTCCGCAACCTTCGCCCGGCGCCAAACCATCTGCCGCATCGTCAGCCGGTGCATCCCGGCATATTCCCGTTCCTCGGTGTCCAACACGAAATCCAGCGGCACATCCCGCGAATATTCCGGCGTCATGAACCAGGGGATGAAAATCGCGATGTAATCGCCCTCGCTCGCCTCGGCCTGCTGCCAACGCTCATGGAACTCGCCACCAACGCCA